GCTATTGCACCTCCCCAGGGCTGTCTTACGGCCCAGGGAAAGAATCCCTTCTGTCGCTGATTAGGCGACCCTACATCTTAATCAGATGTAGACCTTCGCAGAGACGATACTGGAGCTCTGCGGTCTCCCAGCACGCTTCAAGTGGTTCTTGTCGACGAAAGGCAGATCGCCGCGTTTAAGGAACCACTTCATGAGTGCTCCCCGCCCGTCAAGAGGATCGACGGGTAGGGTGTCCTTCACCATCATTGCCCTGATCATGGGGCGGTGATAGTTGGGACAGATCTCATAATCCGTAATTGGATCGTGAGACCAGCGCCCAAGGGCCTGGCTGGTCCGAGGTACCTCGGGGAAGTACGGAATCACCTTGGTGATGACCCCGTCAAGGTACTCAACGGCGTTGCTCATGCCTCTATCGAAGAGGTGATTTCTGAGCGCAACCGTTGCAACCAGTTCGGCGACGTGCTGTTTGCGTGAGGTAGGGAACATCTGGCGAACACGAACAAGTGAAATGTCGTGTCCGTCATAGTAATCCCCACCACAAGACTCACGGAACTTGCCGTTCCAGAAAGACTTGTCACGATTCACCTTCAAGCCGAAAAGCTCGAGGGTGTCGATCACGCTCTGTGCCATATCCACGGGGACAATAATATCGTCCCCGAAGACGCGCACCCGATTCCGGTACCCTTTAACAAGGGCCGGGGTCATGGTAGTGCTGAGCGCTCTCTCAATGCCAAGAAATACGAGGGAAGTAAAAACAATCCCCTCCATGGCAAAGGTAAGCGCTGAACCCATAGATGCGAACTTGGCTAGGCGGATTTCGCCATGGCCTTGCACATCAGCCTTCCGTGAACGGCAGGCATCGACAGCCTCAGAAAGATGAGGCCACGGTGCAAGCAGAGCACGTACCTGCTGATTCGAGACACGATCGGAAGCCTCACTCAAATCGAGTGTGGCAAGACTTCCATCACGGGAGCCTTGGCGCGCGAGATCCATATTCGGACCTCGATCGAGCCAACCGAGAATACACCGCAGGAGATCATCCCTGTGAATGTACTCCGTCACCGCTTCAAGTATGGCCTGCTGTGCGTATTGCATACAGGTTGGCTCAATAGCGATGATACGAGGTGTCTTGAGCGTCTTGGGGACGGTAACAACCCTAACGGGCCGTTCCTCCCCGGGTTCGAGAACCTGCACGTCCTGCAACTCGTCAAACCAATTGAGTCCAGGATTGGGAAAGAGAAAGTCCCCCAAAGGGAACACTCGATCCAGCCGGGAGGTCCACTCCTTAAGAGTGTACTTCTTATTAGCGCTAAGCTTCTCAGCTGTCGCGCCCGGCCCATGCTTCGGGAGAAGTTCGTAGTTCCAGACCTGACGGTCCAGTTCCGAAAACAACTCTCGAAACAGCATTCTTCCAACACGGGTAAAATCAGCCATATTTTCAGCTGACAGCCCAGCGTCGGAAGCGCGCAAGTCCTGCTCACACTGGATAAATCCAGCGAAAGCAGCCTCTGTCCGTGCATCACTGCATGGGATTTCAATCTTGGCCCACATCGATGTAAACTGATGTAGAGCCGAGATGGCTGCAATGCTAGGTTCGTCCAGCAGCATACCAGTCTCGCGACAGAACACAAGATCAAGGAAACCTCCGAGAAATCGGGGGAGCCCCCGACTCCGCTGGAAACCAGTGAAGTCGTCGTGATCTACGAAGCCACGGTCAAGACCTTTTTGGAGGTCCTTCCCAAACTTCGCAAGGGATATCCCTAGAAAAGATATCCCCTCATGTTCTGTACGAGCCGTGACAGTTTTAGCGTCACGACTGGTGTCGACACTGCATCTGTCCCCCAAATCACGGAGGACGGCGTGCGAGAATGCGATCAGGCTTTTCACCTAGGCTCCTAACAGAGCTCATGGATCCCTACCCAATCACACATCACCTTCCGCTTAAGTTCAGCGGTGGCGATCCCACCATGGAAAAATGATCTCATCAAGAGCGTAGTAAAACACGCTCTTGAGAAAGATCAGTTCTCCCCTCCAAGCAGCTTAGCGACATTGCTGCCACTAGTGTCCGTGAGCCACTTCGTCAGGCCAGCAACAACGGCCTGCGCCTCAGCAACCGTGTACCCAACAGGCGGAACGTCGACAACGACGTACACGCTCATCGAGTACTTGGTGTTAGCTGCGGTAAGTGGATCAGCGGCAATCTTGGAGTGTTCGATACGGGCCGTCCGACGGGACCTCTTGCCAATGGCGTGAGAGATCTTGAGGACAGCCGTGCCATCAGGGGTGTTAAACATCCCCGAAGTGACACCACTGCTCGTCCGCGGAAGCGAAAGAGCAGTGCCAGAAATGGTAAGGGCCTGCGGGTCAGTGTACATGGGAGCATCCTTCGACTTGTCGCCTCACGGCGATACTGGAGGTAATACACTCCAACGTTACAGGATGTAGCGCTGAAGCTCGACTCAAGTTTGTCAGACGAGAGTCTTCGGCGCTCGGGTTAGCCCGAGAGCACCGAGAATGGCCCACTGCTTCTCCGATAAGGAGTCAAGCGAGTAGCCAAATCCGTACGGTGTGGCCCTAGTGCGTTCCTTCGATTCGAAGGTCAGCGTATTGTAAATCGGGCCCGTATTGGCGCCACCCGCAAAGGTGACGCCAGCCGGCATGTGGTACTTCTGGACTATCTTCACATGATTCATGAGATAGCCGTACCGCAGCACAAGGCCGTCCGACCCAAGGTAAGAAGCATTGGTTAAAATATCACCAATGTTTGCAAACCAGTCGAACAGCCAGCTCCATGGAGTCAGCTGCCAGAGGGTGTCGAGAGTAATCTCGGTACCCAGGAGGAAGTTAACCTCCCTCTCTACTTCTTCCATTCGCCCAATGATGCTATCTGCATCAGGAAGGTGATAGGAATAAGCACCAGAAAACCACGAACGTGTTGTGGTCGTCTGAGAGAGCTGAATCTGACCAGTAGACGAAAGTGCCAACTTTCCGCCTCCCCAACCGTACAACAAAGGTTGTCCGTTTGAAGGTTGCGGAACTGCCAAATTCACCGTTGTTTCTGTAATTGGTGGATTTGACAGCCGTCTACGTACTCTTCGCCCGCTATCTCTGTGATACTGCTTGATAAGCTTCGCAGCTTCTCGAACAGCCTTCAACAGGTCTTGGATGTCACTTACCGTAGGCGCAATCCCAAAGACGTAATTAAGGAATTCACCTCCCGCTTCGCGGGGGATGGATCCTTGTTGGCCTTTGAGATAAGCCATGGCAGGTAACTTAGGCAGGTCTTGAACCGCCTCGCCAAGAATCGCAGAGAGAGATACAGGTCCCTTGGTAGGCAGGGTTCGAGCAATAAAGCTCGTTCCCAATCGGTTAGCGTCATTCGTCGAAAGACGAGTACATTGCTCCGATGCCCATGCAGGACCTCCACCCCCGTATGTCATAGCATCTCCGATTCCAGTAGTCACGTTGAAAAACAACGGACCGCTTTGTCGGTAGCTATATGGAGGGTAGCTCGGATCGACCCACGAGAACGTCCATTTAGGATGGCTCGTCGTGAGTTCAGCCTTCGAAGTAAAGAAGGCATGACCAGTATCGAAAGCAGGATCCGGCTCGGTGAAACCATTTCTGGTAACATCGGTAAATTCCGAATCCTCGACGCCGGTCATTTCCGAAGGTAGCAACAACCCCTTGGCACGCGTAGTCCGATAGGACTCCGTATACTGATGTGGGTTGTAGCGGGTGAAATCTGCCTGGGGTATTGGACTGTAATAGTCCTTTATCCCGGCGTAATCGTGGTGTCTGTACATGATCCCATAAGGATCAGACAAACTACGACTACGCTTTGACAGGGTACCCATGGTGCTCCGTAGGATCATCGATCTTGACAAAAGACCGAGGGATGGTGATGGTTGATGCACTGCAAAACAGCATCCTCCACCCTGAACAAGGAAACAAGATTGATGTTCTCAATCTCGCCAGTGTCAAAACACCGCTGGGGTCCCTAAC